CTCTTGAGCTATAACACCTGTGCCACGTTGACCATCATTGAGTTCGCTTTTGTAGTTAAAAGTTACGCCACGCATCTGTAACACTTTATCTAGCGCACCTTCAATAGTTTCTACGTTTTCTTTAAGTCTTTCATCTGAGAAAGCTGTTACGTTACCTGTTGCAGTAATTGCTCCTGAAACAGAAAAGTTACCTGACAAAGAATTTCCATTACTTGATAAAGAAGATAACCCCACTTCTGCAGGTGTATTAATATCACAATTAATAACACCAGTACTGTTGTTATATGTTATACCAGTACCACCAGATATTGACTGCCTTGCTACAGTTTGTGTACCGCTTCCTCCATCAGTAAAGGTTCCGCTAACAGTTAAGTTACCTGCTATAGTAGCACTCTCATCCACAGTAAGTGTATCTGTTTTTACTGCACCATCAAAGTAAGCATCTTTGTATTGTAGTGCTGTTGTACCTAAATCTACAGCGTTAGTAGTCTTAGGTCTAAGTGCTGCTGCTGTAGCAACTATATCTTGAGATGGTCCTATAGTTTCAATAGGTGCGCCCTCTGCTGCTGTACCATCATGTGTGTGACCAGTACTAGCATTGAATGCTGACTGTATCTGATTGTACTCATCATTAAAGTCGTCAGCGTCAACAACGCTACCTGTGACTATATTAGCTGCTGCTTGTCTTGTATAACCTGCCATTGTTACTGCCTATCATGTTCTCTGTACTCAAGCACCGCTGTGTCAAGAGTGAAGGTTGGGTTTATTGAGTTATCTGTTATTCTCATAGCTACTGTTTTAAAAGAGCCTACTAAATTTTCTTTATATATTTTGTCTAGGTTACCACCATACTTAGTGTTTGCATTACCATATATCGAAGTAGATGCACCATATAAACTTACGCCACCACCAGATGCACCTATTTGTATAACAGGAGGCTGTATTATTCCAGGATCATTCTTAGAGTCGAAGTCTATTGAAAAGCCTACGTCAAGGTTCATAGTTCCTTGAGGCTGTGCATACAACGTAAGCTTATACATTGTTTTTCTTATTTGTGGATCTGTAATTGGCATAAAGGGAGACTCATATATAGCCTCAATAGGATTACCATCAAAAGAATTACCTGAGTCCATCTTATAACAGAAGCCATCATCATTACCAAACAGTACCGTTTCTGTTGCACCTGAATAGGTACTGTCTGCTACGTTTACTTTTAGTCCTTTAGTTCTAGACCAAGCTATACCACTACCACCTTGTGCAATAAACTTTGTTGCTATTAAACCTCCAGCAGCAGGTGCCTGTACAGTAGGTATATATGCAAATATTCTGTACTGAGATTTACCTCTAATTAAAACAGAACAAAACGTATCTGTCTGTGCTATAAACTCTTGAGCATCTTTATATATCTGATCTGAGGCAACGTCAAGAGCAAAGTCACCAATACGGTCTGTAGCACCAAGTAAACGTACACCATCAGGAGATAGATATACTACATCACCACCAAACTCTTTTATTGTATCAGGGTTAATACAACCAATCTTGTCTGATATAGGCTCTAGTTTAAAGTCGGAGGAAGTAGTTCCTACAAGTTTTTTAATTGTGTCTGTAGTAAAAATGATAAGCTGTTCACGAAAGCCTATCATACCTGTTACATCATATCCAACATTTATTGTACCAGCACCATTGCCTGTAGCAAAATCATCTACTGTGTTTGGTGCTGTAAAGAATATCTTACTACCTTTAGAATAGAAAGCGTGGTTCTTAAAAAGTACAACATTCTCTGCGCCTTGTACGTCCGAACTGTTTGACGATGTTAGTGATACCATAGTATTACCACTAGCATTATATACTATTGGAAAACTTTTACTATCTACAAATATAGTTTTGTCTTCTTGTGTAAAGTTAAAGTCAGTAAACCTAGATTTTAATGTGTTTGTAGACGAGCTTGTACCTATGTGCGCCCAAGTAGTCCCTGTACCGTGAAAGTATAATGTTTTATTAACTTGAGTACCGTGAAATGTACCAAAAGTAAGAACAGTATTATTTGATAATGATTGAGCTGAATCAAGTACAATACTATTTTGGTTTGTTAATGATGCTACTTTTACAGTACCAGATATTCCTGCACCTGTAACAAACATACCAGCTTTTATATTCGTAACAAAACTAAGTACAATGTTATTGGCTATAGATACGGCTGTGTCCAGTATAATACTATTCTGACTTGTTACTGTCTTTACTGTTACAGCGCCAGTGATACCAGTGCCTGTTACAAGCATACCTCTAGTAATAGTTCCAGCAAAAGTTACACCAGTACCAGCAATGCTAACACCTGTTACTGGGCCTTCTGCTAAACCTGTACCTGCTATGGTAGCTGCTGTTATACCGCCTGATCCATTTACTCCAGTTATTGTAATGGTTGCATTATTAGCTGTGGTAGCTCCATTCAAAGCTGCACCAACAATAGTAATTGTTTCACTAGCTGTATAACCTGAACCTGCTGCAGTAATAGCTACGGTATATGTAGTACCTGTTTTAGTAACATTAAATGTAGCACTACTACCAGATCCACCATAACCAGACTGCGCTGGGTTGGTGTATGTAGCAGCACTAGAACCAACAGAAGTAACTGTAACAGTTGCGTTATTTGCTGAAGTAGCCCCACCTAAGTTTGCACCTACTACTGTTACTGTCTCGTTAACTTTAAAGCCTGTACCTGCTGCATTTATGGCTGCTGTATATGTACCATTTGTATTTGTTACATTGAATGTAGCACTTGCACCAGCCAAAGAAGAACTACCTGTTACTGCTGTAAATGTACGTATTCTATCTAAAACTAAAGTAGTCTTTGAAGTAACAGCACCGTTTACTACGGCTGTAGCTGTGTTGTTATCCAAGGATACTGCTGTAGCACTTGATACTGCTCCGTTTACTGTAGACGTAGCTGTCTGATATTCTGTTACAGTAGCATTGTCCATCTTCCTAGCTGTTACAACTCTGCCAGAAGATACAACTTTCATAGCGAGTACTTCACCAGCACCTGGAACTTTTGTTTCGCTAAACTTGCTGTAACCTTTTAATTTACTATAGCCTCCTTCTCTATCAGACTCAAAGTTCTGTAGTATAGTAGCAGATCCTATAGCATTAGTACCCTGTTGTAATGGAGTAAGGTTGGAGATTAACCCACCTTTGAACTCCATAGGGAAAGTTGTCCATTGTACTGGCATTAAAAAGTAACTCTTCTATCTCTTAGGTATGGTGTTCTGTTTATATTTATTACACGTAAATCTTTTATTTGTTTCTCAAACTTTCTAAGAGCTACGTCTGCAGCCTGTGTATCACCTCTAAATTGAAATGCGTAGTACATTGCACCATCAACAATAGCAAACCTGTACTGCTGTGGTAGAGATGGTACATCTAAAGGGTTCTCTAAATCGTATCCCATTGAGTAGTATTCGTAAACTATAGTGTATGCTTTGTCAGGTACAGGATGACAAATTAGTTCCCTACTAGGTGTACGCACAATAAATTTAGGAACACCACGTATACTTGTGTCTGTGTTAAACTCATCATCAGCATACTTCTCTAGCCATTCTTCATATACTAGCGACTTTAATTTTACCGTTCCTGTACCAAGACTATCTTCTCTCTTTATACGGAACGAGTTCATGTTTATTGTTTTGGCATCTGTAGGATAGTAATACTTCATACCACCTGCAGCTAAAACCAATTCACTTTGTATATGATTCCAAGGCCACTCAAACTCTTCTTGATTAATATGTCTTATTGCAGAGTTAACAGCGTCTTTAGCTATACTGTAATAACCTGTAGATGCGGTAAAATTTGCTTCTACTAAAGCAACTTCGTTTAATCTATGATTAACATCATTGACTAAACCAATAAAATCATAAGCCATTTTATCTATTCCTAATTGGTAATGTTACAGAACGCTCGTATGTAAGTCCTTGAGTAGTATTAATACGACATGTAATGTTATACCTTACATTATTTAGACCACCGCCAAAACGTGAAGTGGCTACATTACCAGCAAGAGTACCTGCAATGAACTGTAACCCATTTACAATTTGTGCAGTTGATACTTCTGTCTTTGTTCCATTTGCATCATCAACAAAAAAGGTAGACGATACAATAGAGTCAGACCCTAGAAACCTAGACCAGTCTACACTAAAGTCTGCTGTTTCATCAGGATCTTTTTCAGGCCATTTGTAAGACATATCTTATCCTTAATTAGTTATGTATACTACGTTGTCTCTTCTTACAGGACGTATAACTACAGTTCTATTTTCAGCAGCTATGTATACAGTTCTATTACCTATAGTAGGTGCTATTATTACTACCGTTCTGCCTCTACTAAATGTATCTGCAAAGTCATCAAATGGAAAGAGTACACCAATAGGATCATCTAAGTTCTGGGCTATAGTAGCATTTACATCAGGTAATGTAAAGAACGCTAATCCTCTTATGCTTGGTACTACTTTATCTATTACAGCAGATATAGAGGCAGGAGTATGTGTAGCTTTACCTTGCGCTGATAATGATATAGGTACTCCGCTAGTAGTTATACTGTTACCCATTCCGTTACCATGTACAGTACAGTAGTATCTTAGTCCTATTCCAGGTGCAGTACTTGGTACAGAAAAAGTTACACTTGCCCCAGACTGACCAGGAGTACCACTGCTTGTTACACCATCTGTGTAGCTATTGTTGCCACTCTTAAAGGCTAGTGGGTGTCCAGACACAGATGCATCACTAAGATCAAATGTGTATGTTGTTCCTCTTACAAGTTGTAGCGTTGGTGCAGTTACACCATTTATAGCAAACTTATTACCGCCACTATTTACTACAGTTACAACAAAGGCTGTGGTGCTTGCTACTGTGGTTACAGTATTGCCCATACCGTTGCCGTGTACAGTACAGTAATACAATGCTGGCTGTGTGCCTGTAGCAGGAACTACGTAAGTTACTGTTGCCCCTGCCTGTCCTGCTGTTCCGCTTATAGTTATTCCTGTAGTTAGTGTATTACCAGAAGCATCTTTAAATCTAAATGGGTGTCCACTGTTAGTGTTGTCACTTACATCAAAGACGTATGTTAATCCTCTTGTTAGTGTTAGTGCTGCAGCCTCTAAGCCATCTATGTAATACTTGTTACCACTTCCGCTATTAGCTACAGTCACTGTGTAGTTGTGTGTTGTTGTACCTGCTGCATCACCAAATACTGAACCATTAATAATAGTCTGTGATGGTAGGTTTGTATTTGCTAAACCTGTTATACTTGGTACGTTAGGTGTAAATGTTCCTAGCAGTGAAGGGTGTGTAACGTTTGCTTTGCCTGATGTTGTTAGTGCTGCTATACTTGTAGTGCTTGCTACGTTAGCAGTAGTTATATTTGCTTTACCGTCAATGTCAAGTGCAGTGTTAGTTAATGTAGCAG